TGCGCGAGTTGGTCGAGCAACTGAAAGCCGATCTGAAAACCGCGCTACAGGCGTACCGCGATGTTGTGTCCAGAATGTAAGGCGTGGTCTATAGTGCTAGACACACGGGGGATTCGCAGGCGCAGGGAGTGCGCCAACGGACACCGGTTTCACACCGAAGAAGTCGTCAGGCAACCGACTTTACCTTCTCGAAAGTCCGTAGCCCCGAAAGCCCCAGCAGCGCCGTGAGCAGTTCCCAAAGATGCTCGTCGATGCCGGGAAGCGTGGGAAGTGGATTGTTTGTGACGATCCCTACCCACGCTACCAGCGGTCGAACGATGTACTGCATGGCCAGCGCTGCAGCGCAGACCCATCCGATAGCAGGCCGCCAGGACGAGGTGAACGCATTAGGGCTGGCGGCTTCAGCCTTGTTGATGTCTATCTGACCTTGCACCAACGCCAGTGCCGCTGCTATCTGAGCGCGTTCCTGCTCAGTCTTGTCGGGCCAGATTCGGCCAACGACAGTTTCGACCAGCGAGGCCACCGCGTCTACTGCCACAGGTTTGTCTCCATCTGTGACGCCAGCCGCACGGCCCGCTTAGGCACTTGACGCGCCCAGTTTGAGTCCAGCATCTCTTTGGCGGCGATACCCCAATGCTTGGCCTCGACTGCTGCCAGCATCTGCTTAAATTTGAGCAGATTGGCCACGCCCATGTTAAAGGCCATGTTAATCAACACGCCCTGCCGAGCCGACGACAACTCGGCGAAGAACGGCAGCGCCGCTTTCAACGCCTCACGGCGGCTGATGATGTCGTTGTTCAGCAGGTAAGCAATCTCATCTGGGCGCAACCCGCCGCCCTTCTTGGCGTCAATCATCCTGCCGACACCGATAGTCCAATATCCTAGATGATCCTGGTAGCAGGTGGGCGACTCGCCCTCATCACGTCGGAGTTGGTCTACGATGTTCATTTATCAGCTTTGTTGTCAAGCCGGTCAAATAGGCGGGTCAGCATCTCTTTGATCTCGCGGACATCAGACTTGAAGTCGTCCCGCGTGACGTAGACCTTCGGTAGCTCCTCGCGCAGCTTGGCGAGATCCGATTTCAGTTCCTTGACCGCCGCCCAGAGTTCTCTGGCGAACCAACCCAGAACCCCCGCCGACGCACCAAAGATGATGTTGATAAGGTCTTGTTGGTTCATGGTTTATTGATTGGCGTTGGCAACGGCTGGCATAGCCATCAAGACTGACTGCGGAAGATTCCGAATAATCTGTTGCCGTTGGTTAAGCGGGATGCGGGCAAGTTCTTGTTCAACCAAACGGGCCACGCCTGCCGGATTGGTAGCAAGCATTTCATCCAGTTGAGCCAACACCCGAGCATTTTGCCCGCTTGTTGCCACAGACGCCAACCCAGAAATGCCACGGGTAGCCATGTTCACGCCTGGCACTTGACTGCTTAACTCAAACAATCTGGAAATAACCGGCGCTTCATTTGCGATGTGCTGGGCAATCATGTCGCCTTGAGCCAACCTGCGAGCTGTAGCTGACCCTGTGCCTGCGCCGCGCTTAAATGCTTCAGCTATGCGAGAAGCATCCGAAGTGACGCCTTGCACGGTCGTCATCTGCTGAGGCGTCAACACGTCAGCCATTTGCGAGCCTTGGAACCCGGTGGCGTTGCGGGCCAAGGCGTTAGGGTCTTGCATTGTTCTGGCCAATGATGCGTAGTTCAAGCTAGCAGGAACATCGCCTGCGGTTGCAGGAATCAATCTGTTAACCAATGCTTCGCCAACTTGCCGTTGATTGATTGGCTCGCTCATTTGCTGGAACGTCCGGCGAGCGTTTCCGTAAGTTGGGCTGATGGTGGCCAATTCATTAGCCAATGCGTCACGCATGGAACCCAATGCGGCCTGCTCATTTCTACCCAAAGGATTTGCCGCCATTGGGTTGCTCATGTCATCAAGCGCCAGCTTGATGTAGTGCAAACCCTGCAATGATTCCAGAGGGTTTCTAAGTATCACACCATTGTTTGCTGCCAGCACTTGCGCTTGCCTTGCTGCATCTGCAAACATGGGCCGATTGAGCAATTGCCGCAAGCCGGGAGTGGCCAAATCTGGCGGCATCATTTGCCCGCCTGCTGCGCCTATGCCTGCGGCAGCTTGCTGCTGTTGCTGCGCCAACGAGCGCCGCATGGCATCGCTTTGAAACGCTTGCCCATACAACGCATTAGCAGCGCCTTCGCGTTGCGCAATCAATTGAGCCATTTCGTCAGGCGTGCCAGCAATGTCCCGCAATGCAGTAGCCAACGCCGTGCGATTGGTTTGAGCAGACCGCGCCAATTCACCTGATGGCAACTGAGATGCAATAGCGTCTTCAATCGCGTTTAAGCCTTGGCTTGTTGTCCTTGCCCCAGCAGACAAATTGACGCCTGGGGTGGCCGCACCTTGACCACCGCCGCGAAGTTGTGCCGCAAGTTGTGGTGCATCTGCCCCAGCAGCTCGGGTCAACACCCCGCCAACAATCCGATCAGACCCCGCAAACGGGTCGTAAAGTGCAGCGCGAGCTGCTCTGTACCCGCCTACAACAGCAGGAACTGCACCGCCAAAAATAGCACCCAACAATGCGTTAGTGCCTCGGCTGTCACCTGTGCCTAAAGGTTGCAGCGCATTTATGCCTGCGCCAAGTGCAGCGCCGCCCGCTACAGTATTGACGCCCGGCACAGCGGCTGTTGGCAAGAACGCTGCTACATTGCCAAAAATGTTGCCGGCCATGCCTGAGCCTGTAGACATCAAGGCTTTATCTAGGCGGCGAGACTCATCAATATCGGCCTCCGTTGGCAAGCCAATTCGATTGGATAGTTTCTCAGGCAGAACACCTCGGGCCGCTTGCCCAATACCCCTACCAATGTCTGCAAATGCTTTGCCTGTGCCAGTACGAAACAACTCTATGCCAGACATACCTTCTGTTGGATCAACAGCACCAAACTGAGCCGCCAATCCCGCATAGTCTACTGGCCGCGTTGACGTACCGCTGTGTTGTTTTGCCAATGCTGCATAGTCCATTATTCAATTCCCGCTGCTTTTTTGAACGCTGCCGCCGCCTCTGCTGTTGGGAACGTATGCACCATCCCCGTTGGATCGGTTACGGTGTTTTTAGAACCAGATACATCTGGAACAGATGGAATTAATGCAGCCCCTTTTCCAGCAGCAATTTTTGCAGCAGAAATTACGTTTTGCAATCGTGCTTTTTTATCTTCTATTTGTTTTGGTTTATCACCAATTTGAGGAAAATAAGAACGACGATAACCTTCAAGTTGTTCTTTTGTGTATGCCGCACCAGTTCCCAAAGTTAATGCAGCATCAAGAATATCCAACTGTGCAGATTCAACACGTTGCCGATCTTCAGAAGTTAATGTATTTGCCAAAGGCGTTGACAGCACATCTAGTGCCGAAAGAAATACTCCCGGTTTTGCTGCATTAGGATCATCTACCAATGCTTTGGTCAATTGGTTTTCAGAAAATTGCAAACGTTGCAATAGTGTTGAAGCCTTACGCTCACCCTCACTCGTAGCCAAGGCCGTGCCCTTGCCACGCAACGGCGTCCCAGCTATTGGTGCCGCGGGCACTCCAGTTGCCATAGGCGCTGCTGGTGCAGTTTGGTCAAGCACGCTACGCATACCGGGGATGGCTTGCGTAACCGCAGGTGCTGCTGATGGTGCAACCCGCGGGCTAAATTGATTGGACACGGGAGCAGCCGCCGGAGCCATAGGAGCAGCACCACCCAGCGTGATGGGCATAGCTACTCCGGTGCGGTTATTCACGCCAACCAGCGTGCCATCTTCCGTTTGCTGAACTGTGATGCCAGGGTTGGCTTGTTCAAAAGCAAACTTTTGCTGCGCCAACGACAAGTTGCCTTGTGCTGTTCTGTCGCCAATAGTCGCAGTTTTAGGAATTGATGCAACACTCGGCATAGCTTGGCCGTAACCGGGTTGAAAACGATTTCCTTGCGTAGCAATAAAACTGCCGCCAGTGTCAATGCGGTCAATTTTTGGAGCTAACATTTCCAATTGATCTTTGCCTGCCACAGTACGCATCAGCATATCCATACGATATTTCGCGTAATCTTGTGGCGACATATCTTGCAATTGAGCCGCTGCCGCAGATGCTTCTTGCATTGAAAAAACGCCGTCTTTCAAGCCTTTAGAAATGTTTGCAAGTGCTTTTTCAGGTGTAGGCGATGATCCAATTGCCTGCCATGTCCAATTCAATCGTTTGTTTTGCAATTCCGCTTCAGAAGCTGCTGCTTCTGCGGTAGTTTTGCGAATAGTTGCCTGCTCTTTGCGTTGCTCCATACCCAATTTAGGATTAAGGCGAAACAATTGGCGCTCATATTCAGGAGAATTTGGGTCTAATTGACGCAAGGCGTTGCGTTCTTGCATGGCTGCTTGCGCTTCTTGCATCTGCATCTGCGCCAGTTGGTTCTGCTGCTGCGCACCTTGGATGGCGGCAAATTTGCCGTACTGCGCCAACGGGTCTTGCAGTTC